AAAAGGGCTTCGCCATTGGCAGAGATATTGAGTCTATGGCAAGCGACTTATCTAGGTGGATGGGCGCTTTAAGTGATCTAGACCAAGCAGAAAAAGAAGCCAAAAATCCCCCTATTTTCAAGAAGTTATTTGCTGGAAAGAGTGTAGAGCAAGAAGCTATTGAAGTCTTCGCTGCTAAAAACAAAGCACAGAAACAACGGCAAGAACTCCAACAATGGATTCAATACACCATGGGTCAGTCTCATTGGGACTCATTGGTTCGTATGGAGGGCCAAATTCGTAAGCAACGTCAGGAGACGTTGTATCGGCAACGAGAGCGGCGGCGTAAGTTTGTCGAGATACTTTGCATAATGCTTTTGGCCTTGGTGTTTATAGCGTTTATAGTCTTTATGGTTTGGTTATACGTTCAACGTAGGTAGTTTGAGCAATGGCAGTTAGAAAGACAAAAAGTGGTCTTGCGCTTAAAAGATGGTTCAAAGAAGACTGGAAGGACGTTAGGACAGGAAAGGCGTGTGGGCGTCGCAAAGGTGAAAAACGGGGTACTCCATATTGTCGCCCCAGTAAGAGGGTATCGTCAAAAACCCCCAAAACAGCTTCCGAACTTACAAAGTCGGAAAAAAGATCACGCATAGCCCAGAAAAAACGCATCGGCCAACCGGCAGGTAAGCCGCGCCGAGTAAAGGCTGTTCGACGTAAAAAGAAATGAAGGAAATGATTCGTCGCTGGATCATGGAGGATTTGACTCCTGTCGATCCAGATTCAGGGTTTGCCCTTTGTCCGTATGCCAAAAAAGCATGGATGGATGATCGTGTGAAAGTAGTGGTTTGCGACGGTGATTTGTGGGATCGCGTTGCAGATGAGTGCGTTAATTTTGATTCGAATACCGCTTTAACAGTTTGCGTCGAGGAGAACCCAGAGCGTTCATATGACGAGCTAGAAGCCGCCTGTATGGCGATGAATAGTTACTTTTCCATCACCAAACAAGATTTGTGGGTATTGGTGTTTGAGGGAGAAGTGGCTATCATTTTTATTCAGAGACTGTCTGAATTGGACGATGCTAGTCAAAAGCTAGAAAAAGTGGGATACTACGAGAATTATGAGCCTGAAGACTACATCAAGCTTATCTTGAACCGGCGAGAAAAGAGGATTCAAAATGGTCAAAAAAGCTAAGAAGATGATGGGTGGCGGAGCCGCTAAAAAGGCAGCGCGTCGTATGCGCGGTGGCGGAGCCGCTAAAAAGGCAGCGCGTCGTATGCGCGGTGGTGGTGCAGCTATGGTTTCACCTCGCAAGAAAATGGCGATGGGTATGAAAAAAGGTGGCGCAGCCAAGAAAATGATGCGTGGCGGTAAGGCTAAGAAATAATGGCAACTTCTGGTTCAGCGAATTTTGAGCTTGATGTAAGTGATTACATCGAAGAAGCATTTGAGCGTTGTGGTTTAGAGATGCGTACAGGGTACGATCTCAAAACTGCCAAAAGATCGCTGAACCTACTATTTGCTGATTGGGCAAATCGTGGCCTCAATCAATGGACTATCGCTCAAAGAACTCAAACACTTACTGCATCTGATGGTAATTATGATCTTGGGTCAGATGTTATTGATGTTTTATCTATGGTTGTTCGTCGCAGCAGCACTGATTTTGCCATGAGTAGAATTAGTAGAGATGAATATCTTAGCATCCCGAACAAATCTACTACTGGACGACCAACACAATTTTTTATTGATCGTCAGATAACGCCTGAAATCAAAATATGGCCATTGCCAGAAAACTCTACAGATGTCTTACATTTCGATTGCCTAACACGCATTGAAGATGCCGATACTTTTACCAATACTGTGGAAGTTCCTTTCAGATTTTATCCGTGTTTAGCGGCAGGTCTTGCATATTACCTTGCAATCAAAAAAGCACCTGACAGAATTCAGTTGCTAAAGGCTATATACGACGAAGAATTTGACCGCGCACAAGCAGAGGACAGGGACAGAGCTTCGTTTAACGTTGCTCCTAGCCTTCAGTATTACAGGGTGGGGTGATGGCACGGTTTGCCACAGGAAAAGACTCCTACGGCATCTCTGATAGATCAGGGTTTCGTTATCGTTTGCGTGAGATGCGCCGTGAATGGAACGGCGCTTTAGTCGGTCCTGATGAATATGAAGCAAAGCATCCTCAGTTACATCCGCAAAGAAGCTTTACAGATGCAGAAGCTATCCGCAATGCGCGACCAGACAGAACTGAGCCTGCCGTTGAGCAAATTCTTGAAGAAAATCCATTTAAATCAGGGTCTTCTGGGTCTTCTGTAATTACTGTTTTGGAAAAAAATCACGGCAGATCTAATGGGGATACTGTCAGATTTAGGAAAGCTCTTGGCTTTGATGGTTTTACTGAAGCTGTTATAGAGAGCGCATCTGGCTATGTAATAACAATCGTAGACGCGAACAATTATACGTTTTCTGCAACGTCAGGCACAGCAACAGTTGGCAGTCAAAGTGGCGGCGGGAAGAACGCCACAGCAGGGCCAGTAACGTTGGAGGATTAAATGTCATTTACTTTCACGACTCTGAAGCAGGCAATACAAGATTTTGCAGAAAATAATGAAACTTCTTTCGTAAACAATTTGTCTTTGTTTATTACGACAGCAGAAGAACGCATTTTCAAAATGGTTGATTTGGAGGTATTTCGTAAGAATGTCTCGGCCAGCACTACTTCTAGCAACAAGTTTTTAGCGTTGCCTTCAGATTATCTAGCTACTTTTTCCTTATCTCTTAAAGTTTCAGCGTCCAGTCCTTTGGTTTTTCTTTCGCAAAAAGATGTGTCTTTTTTGCAAGAATTTGATCCTAGTGGAAGCACAGGGTTCCCCAGATATTATGCACATTTCGATGTAGATAATTTAATTTTGGCCCCAACTCCTGATCAGGCATATACGGCAGAGCTTCATTATTATTATCGCCCACCTTCCATAACTCAAACTTCAGACGGAACCTCTTGGCTTGGAACCAATGCTCCTGACGTTCTGCTTTACGCTTGTCTCATGGAGGCGTATACATATATGAAGGGCGAAGCAGATATGCTTCAATTATATCAACAGAGGTTTGCGGAGGGGATCGCTCGGTTGAAGAATTACGGTGAAGGGCGTGAAAACACCGACGCTTTCAGGACCGGGTTGGTTTTAACAAATAAAACATGACATTAAATCTTTCGGGTAAGTCTGTTGCCATTGTGGGATTGGGCGGCAGTTACAGCGATTTTGTACGATGCCGTATAAATTCTTTATCCTTTGACGAGGTTTGGGGGATAAACAGTATCGGCGGCATCTTTCATGTTGATCGTACTTTTATGATGGACCCGGCCTCTCGTTTTTTGGACGACATTAAGGCTGGTAAGCAAACGGGCATTGGGCAAGATTTTTTACTCCGCACACCCAACAAAGGTCCGATTTATTCTTGTGCGTTGGACAAACGTGTCCCTGAAATTGAAGAGTACCCATTAGACGCCATAGTTGCGGATTTACAATATCCGTATTTTAACAATACGGTAGCTTATGCAATCGCCTTTGCAATTCATCACAAAGTCGGCTCTATCAACCTGTTTGGTCTAGACTTCAGTTACAAACAGAATCTTCACTTTGCAGAGGCTGGAAGAGCTTGTGTGGAGTTCTGGTGTGCTGTGGCCCTATCGCGGGGCATTCATGTAGAAGTAGCTCCCACCTCAACGCTTTTGGACACTAATGTCCCAGAAGACGAAAGGCTGTATGGGTATCACAGACTAGATGATCCTTTGGTTCAGAGGGTTACTAACGGGCAGCTTGTGATAGCCAAACGCAGCGAGATAGGTGAGATCGAAGAACGGGAAGGCTTGTCTTCTCCAGAACCATTGGATGGACGAGATCCGGTTTTGATTGGTAGGCATGACGTAGCAAACGTAACTTACGAGGATAAAAAGAATGTTTAACGGTGGAATTGACGTTGGTGCAGTGAATATTATGACCTCTGACGATGGCGGTCACAGCACAGAACAGATCGTAGAACTTGCTATGGATAAGATTATGCGCGTGTCAGATACTGCGCCGCAGCCTATCCGAGATCAAGCAGAGGCTTTTCAGAATCACTTGCGTCATGTATTGTATCACTACATGGAGTTGGCAAGGCGGGAAGAACGCGCTACTATTGCCAGCAGAATGCACAAAGCTGGTAACAGCGAAATGGCAGACCTCGTTAGGAGAATCTAATGGCGATTACGCAAGCGATGTGTACAACTTTCAAGAAGCAGCTTCTTGAGGGAACACACAACTTTAAAAACTCAGGCGGGTCCACCTTTAAACTCGCTTTGTACGCAGTCGGCGGTGGCGGCAAGTCCAGCACCACGGCTACTCTTGGTGCGTCCACAACGGCGTTTACCACTACCGGTGAGGTAGCGAACAGCGGTTCGTATTCTTCCGGCGGTGGGACTCTGACCCGTGTTGATCCATCGGTTTCAGGCACGACAGCACTCACTGATTTTGCAGATATCAGCTTCACCACAGCGACCATTACCGCTCGTGGCGCTCTTATCTACAATTCATCTGCTACAAATGCAGGGGTTGCCGTCCTGAACTTCTCGACGGACAAGACTTCGACTGCGGGTACTTTTACGATCCAGTTCCCTACGGCTGACGCTTCTAACGCTATCATCCGTATCGCTTAGTAAGGGGGGACAAGACGATGGCTCTTGTCCTTGCTGATCGTATAAAGGAAACCACGACCACCACAGGCACCGGCACATATACTTTGGCCGGTGCGGTGACGGGTTTTGAGTCGTTTGGCTCCGTTGGTAACG